ATCGATAGGAAGAATACCATCAGAATACTTAGTACGATCAAAGTATCCACAACGTCCTTTTTCTTTGGCAAGTTCATTTGAAGATTTTAGTAGATAGTATTGGAATGCTTCTGTAAGATCATGAACTAATTGCCATGCTTTAGGATCATCATAATGCTCGCCATGTCGAGCCAAGTAATGAGCGAGACCAATATAACCGATTCCAAGTGAACGACGATTTTTTGTGGATACTTCAGCTGCTTTGATAGGATAATTTTGGTATTCAATCAATTCATCCAATCCACGAACAGAAAGATCACAAAGATCTTCTAGTTCATCAAGATTTTTCAATTTACCAACATTAATAGCAGACAAAATACAAAGAGCAATTTCACCTTCACCATCAATATGCTGAATAGGATCTGTCGGAAGAGTAATTTCTTGACACAAATTACTCATATTAACTTTATCTTTAAATGATGAATGAGAATTGCAGTGGTCAATATTCATAATATAAATACGGCCTGTTTCAGCACGTTCTTTTAAAATACCAAGAATTAATTCTTGAGCACTGATTTGTTTGCGGGGTATTGAAGTATTTGATTCGTAAGAGATATACAAATTATCAAACTCAGGAGTCCCAAAAGCATCATACAACCCAGGGACATCATGAGGAGAGAATAAAGTAATTTCTTGATTAGAAATGAATCGTTCATAAAAAATCTTCGAAATTTGAATAGAATAATCGAGTTTGCGTACACGATTATCTTCCGTTCCTTTATTGTTTTTTAATACAATAATATCTTCTATCTCTTGATGCCAGATTGGGAAGTGGACTGTCGCACTTCCTCCTCGTATACCATTTTGCGTACAACAACGGACAGTTGCTTCAAACTTTTTGAGAAACGGTATAACTCCAGTGTGAGCCACTTCACCCCCTCTAATTTTGCTGTTGACACCACGGATTCTACCTGCGTTAATGCCGATGCCTGCCCTTTGAGCAACATACCTACCAATAGCCATGTCGCTACTGAAGATGCTATCAAGGGTGTCATCAGAATCAACCAACACACAACTAGCGAATTGCCTGAGAGGTGTTCTAACTCCCGCCATGATAGGGGTCGGAATGTTGATTTTGTGTTTGGATATGGCATTGTAATAACGTCGAACGTAATCTAAACGAGAAGTTAATGGATAATCAGCAAACAAAGTTACTGCAATCATCATGTACATATATTGAGGAGTTTCAAATACTTCATTATTACTCCTATCTTGAACAAGATATTTGTCAACTACTTGTCGCAACCCCGCATAAGAGAATAGATAATCCCTATCATGATCAATCCAACTATCAATTTTAGCCCAATCTTCATCAGTATACTTATCTAAAATTTCCTCATCGTATACTTTTAGAATTGTCGAATTATATAAAGCTACGTCGTAAACATTTGGCATTCCATCTTTCCAAATATTCTTGTGGAAAACTTGTTTTCGCAAAGAAAATAACAACAAACGTGCAGCTACATATTGATAATTTACATTATCCAAAGAAATAAGATCGCTAGCAGAACGAATCAAAATTTCTTGAATTTCTTCAGTTGTAATATTATCATAAAATTGTATACCAGAATTCATTTCTACTTGAGAAGAAGAAACTCCAGCTAGTCCATCACATGCTTCATCTACCATACGATGAATTTTATCTAGATTAAGTGGTTCGATAGAACCGTCACGCTTAGTAACTTTAATCCCGTTGCTCATACTTTCTTCCATTCGATAAGTTTAACTTTTGCTTCTAAACCATGATAGGTATTACTCTCTACCATATCCTGTACATCATATCCAGCCAACACCATATCATTGATATCTTTTTCTTTGATATGAGAATCCCATATAACTATTTTTTCTCCAGCATTAATTGTTTTTGTGTATTTGTCAACAATTTGTTTGTTTCTTGGTTCGTTGTCGAAAACAAATGTACGATCAGGAAACAATAACCTGTCAAGTACAACGTCACTGCCACACATTGCAATGCTGTTTTCAATAAACATAGAATCAAATGGCCCTTCAGTAACATAAACATTTTTTGCTGGATTTACACGATCTAATCCAAATATTTTTGGCTGATCTTCATTTAACATAATAGTAATATATCTTAATTTGGAGTTTGGTATCAATGATCTCCCCTGAAAACCAAACATATTTCCTTCTTTGTCCTTGAGTGGAATAATAATTCTGGGACTATCTTTTCTCAAAGTGTCAAATATTTTGATTTGAGAATTGGTCCATTCTTTAAATTTTGGACAATAATAAAAGTAATCTAAATCTTTAATTTTTCTACTTTCCAAATATTCCCTTGCTGGGTGTGTAATATTTAGTTGAGAGATCTTTTCTAAATTTTCAGTATTTTTGCGTCTAGAAGAAAATTTAGGTTCTTGAAAATTAAATGATGGATTTGGCGTTTGAGTTCCTTTGCCAGTCAACCCTTCTTTATAACGCTCAAGAAGATATTGATCATACAAAATAGAATTTTGATCTTTTAAAAAATTAGTGAATGTTCTTCCAATACCACAATTATGACACTTAAAAACCAAATCATTTTTAATTTTAAAAATATATCCCCTAGCTTTATCTTGACGTTTTTTGCTATCTCCGCAATAAGGACAACGAAAGTTATAAAGTGATTCTTTTTTCTTCGCAAACTTTTGAAGTTGGGGTGATATTAGTCCAACGTACTTCACATCAATAAAACTCATTTAACAAAAGGGGGCGTTCATTCCACCTATAATAGCATTTGTTTTTCCAGTTGTCAAGAGTTTAATAAAAAATTTATTTTATTTTTTAATGTTTTCTGGGTTGGGCACGTATCTGTGTTCCATTTTAAACCCTAATTGGTCTGGTGTCAACCACCCTGAAGCCAATGTTGACACAGATGTGGCCAGCACTGCCGAAAATATACCCATGCCAACAATCATCCACTTAATTCTACCATAATCTTCAACCTTATTTTCAATTGTTTTGATTCTATTATCAAGTGTTTGTTTCAACTCATCAATCATCTTGATCATAATGTTGTCTGTCTTTGTTGCTTGTTCTAAGCGTGATTCATGCCTTTCAAGGATAAGAGCAACGTTTTGGTTGCTCTCACTAATCTTATCAACTGCTCTTTCAAGTTTGTCAAGCATCTCTTTCGAAAGATCTTCATAAATAGAAAATTTTGCTTCCAAAACTGATAGTTCAGTTTTCTGATTTAATCCGAAAGCCATAATTACCTCAAACGTTTCTTACAGCAAACTCAAGAGCACTTTGAAAAGTAGATGCATCTTTATTCAACATGTAACGAAAAGCATCTTTGTTTGAGTCATCTAATTGAGCATAAGCAGCAGCAATTCTTTTAGCAGAAAAATTATCTAAATTTTGTTGAGACCCATCATTGAATGTTATTTTTGCAAATGAAGTTTCTCCCCTTGAATCTAATTCTGATGTAGCTACTTGAAGAGCAACATTCAAAGCATCAGTTTCTTCAATCATAATATTACCTTCCATTTCGTATGAATTTTTTTGTATTTTTTTCTGTTGTTGATTTGCTTTATTTTTAAAATCTGCTACACGAGCTTTCATAAGTTGATCCATTTCACTTTGTTTTCTTTGCATTTTTTCTCTAGCTTCTTCACGCTTTTTTTGTAAATCTTTTTTATTATCTAATTCTTTCTTTTTGCGAATCTGTTCTTGTGCCCTTTCGGTAGCACTGGGAACTTTTTCTGAAATAAGTTCTAATTCTTCTTTCATTTTTCTTTTTCCTAAAATACGGGATACTAATTTTTTTGCTCCTTTAGTTCTACCATCAACTTTATTTTCATTAGATTTTTTATATTTTCTTTGTGATTTGGGGTTCACAAATACAAATGCGGGGGGTAGACAAAGACCCTCACCATTGCCAGCCATCATTTCATTTAAATTAAATTTAGTATGTTTAGACATTCTTGATCAACTTTAGAATTTATAGTTTCTGGTAATCTATTTAAAAATAACATAAATGCTTTCAATACTGGCCAATATTTAGCTTCAATTTTAAAAAAAAGTAATGGAGTTGCAGCATCATCAAATATATTATATAACAATATAATATGATTTAAAATTAAATTAACTTTTAATTCACCATCAGTTTCATATCTTTTCAATAATCTTTTTATATATTTAAATATATTTAGATCTTCTAAAAAATCTTCATAAGTAACTGATGAAGTATTATTATAATGTTTAATTGCAAACATCACCCAATTATCTTTTGTCAATTCATCAAATAACATAAATTATATCAAGCAGCAGTCACCGTTAACGTTGCTTCATTAGAAATAACTTCTTTGGCACCATCAGATGATGTGAGTTTTACACGATACCCATAACCATTAGATGCTGTTGTTAGTCCAGTGAGAGCAAGTGAAGAACTTGTAGCACCAGAAACATTTGTCCAACGACTAGCACTACTTGTTCTACGTTGCCACTGATAAACAAGTGATCCAACATTAGTCGAAGCAGTAACCGAGAAGGTAGCAGCAGCGGTAGCAACAGTAGAAACAGTGATCGTAAGATCGTTAGTTGTATCAACACCACCTAACTGACTACCCTTGACAAGGATTGTATCAGTAGCAGCAAATCCAGAACCACCAGTTACAACAGTAACAGTATAGGTTCCACCAGAACGAGAAACTGTAAATTCGTATCCAGTAGAAGCAGGGGCGACATCACCAGAAACATTGGTAATCACATTACCAGCGGTAGAACCAGTAATAGTATAGGTTCCTGTACCAGTGGCGGCAGTACCAGATCTAGTGAAAGTAAGAATAGCCCCAGAAGGAGTTCTGGTTGATTGGTTAGCAGGTTGGCCAGAAATTGTAATGGTCGAAGTTAAATCAGCAGCAATAGTATCATCTGCTTGGGTTTCATTAACATTGGTATCAGGATCACCAATTGTAATCATAAGCTCTGCTTTGTGGCGTGTTACGCCATCGCAATCAGTGAAAGTGTAATAAGACCACCAACCAGGAGCATCAATACCACGACTTTTGTTTTCATCCAAAGCAGCTTCAGTATTGTCAACAAAAATAACTTCTTTTGATTGTGATGAAGCTGCTATGCCTATACCAGCTTTTGTTTTATTTGTATTTGAATCTGTTCTACCGTATAGAGACATCTAATTTCTCCAATATTTTAGCTTATATCTACTAGATATTTATAAAAAAAGGAGACCTTACTTTTGGTCTCCTTTATTTAATATTGTTTTTAAAAACAATTGTATAAAATCTATAATTCCATTTGCTTTTGTTCTTTTTGTTTTTGATAACCATTCAGACAATGAAAGTAAAAATCCAAGAACAATAGTAAATCCCCAGTTAGTTAATAAACAGGTAATCATACTTGTGGTTTAAATAATCTATCTTTAACAAGCTCATACACTACATCATCAATGCTATTATCTGTGCTAGAGACATACTTTTTAAGTAATTCTAGCACTAAATTTTTAACTGCTGGACTAGTAGCAATTGAAAATAATAATGGTTTAATTACAGATACTAATGTAGACATAATTTACTCCAATTTTACATCATTTATATTTATCAGCTTTCATTTGACTTTTTAATGCTTTCAAAATATAAATTTTATTTTTTTTCTTTTGTTCGTGTTCTGCTTCTGTAGATTTTATTACAGGCATCACTTCCAAAGTAGATGCCTCTTTTACTTTTTTTCTTCTTCAATCTCCTTGCGAAGTTCAGCTTCTTCTTTCATTTTTTTCTGAGTAGAAAGAATTTTATTAATTTTATTACGACGAGCAAGAAGATATTTATCTTGATTATCCTTTTTGCCATCATTATTTACATCATCATCTTCTTTCCCAACTGGATCTAGTTTTTCACCAATTACTTTAAATTTAGCTCCATCCATTTCACCTAATTCAGCAAGTGCTTCTCCAACAATAGACCATAGTTCTTCTGCTGTTTCTACATCATAGTCTTCTTTCTTCATATCATGCTTCTTATCAGCATCTGACTTCTCCCATGTTTTGAGAGACATTTTATTTTTCTTAGCAAGCTTCTTATCTTCGTCTTTATCTTCTTTGCTACCTTCCCATGCTTCATTTTTTGCTTTCCAAGCAGTAGCATAAGCAATCCCTTTTTCCTTCTTGGTTAGTTCACCATCTTTTGAATAACCTTTCTTGATGTGCTTAACCATGCGCTCATACTTAGCGCCTGGAGGCGCTGATTCATCAAGCATTAATTCGCCAATTGGTTCATATCCAGCCTTTACGCAATCATTAACTTCTTTGTCACCTTTCATTTTGGTGCCTTTCTTTTTATATCCTTTCCAGCAAGATGTAAATCCATTATCATCCTTACCATCCATTTTTTCAAAAACGTAATGAACACCTTCAACGTAAATATTGAAAGCTTCTTTTACTTCTTTTTCAGTCTTTTTTTCTCCTTTTTCTTCTTTATCAGGAGCATGTTTGTATTCTTTATGCTTACCACCTTCGTCTTTTTCTTTTTCTTTTTTCTCTACTTCTTCTTTGGCAACAACATTTGTATATTTGATGGTGGCACCATGGGATTGTTTAATGCCTTTACCAGTTTTTAAATTAGTATTTAAAACAACTGCTGGATCAGCGTAACCAGCATTTTGTTTTGGATCTTTGTGAGCAAAATTATCTTCGTTTCCTTTTTTTTCTAACGATGGAATTTTTTCTTCAAAAACATTTTTTTTGCCACTAAAATATGAAGCAGTAGCTTCAACTAATGCTGTTGAAAAATCATCATTATGTTTAATTTGTGTCGTTGGTTTCTGTCTTTCCATCGGTGAATAATACATTTTTTCTATCTTTATTTATACTTTGTGTGATATTAACTTCTCTAATATCATTAATCCAAGCTCTAAACATTTTACCTTCTTCGGTAATTGCGATAACGTAATTTACACCAGATCTATGTATTTTCCCCTTTTCACCAGTAATAGATGACATCACATAATCACCTTCTTGAAAAATTTTTTTATGCAAATAACATTCTCTAAGAGTTTCTTGTCTTAGTTGCTTAAAATTTTTCATAGTATGTGTTTTTAAATATTTATTTTATTAAAAATGTTTTGCTAAACAACACCATAAAATATGTTTTTGACCAGATAATATTTTAGATGATTTGTGAGCATGGTGTAGATCACATGGAAAACATAATAAACTTCCAATTTTTGGTTTAATTTTTATTTTGTCATTCAAAAAAAATGTATTCCCGCCTTCAAAATTATCATTCAAATATAATATAAAAGAATAAACAAGCTGACTTCTTTCACCTGAAGATGCGTCAATATGCCAATCATAATAATCTAAAGTATGATATGATCTAAAATGCAATGTTCCAGATAACTGCTTACTATAATAATTATTCCTAGTAATATAATTGATAAATTTATTTTGATTTATATACGAAATATGTCCATTTTCAATTATGGCGTGGCTTTTTTTATATAATTTTAAATCAATATCTTTGGGAGAAAGATGTGTAACATCTAAAGCAGTATTATGTCTGGTTTTATTTTTAATTTTATCCAAATCATTTTTATATTTTAATAATTTGGGATTTAGCCACTCTACAATTTCACTGCATTCTTGATCTGTAACAAAATTTTGATATTCATATATCAAATTAGTATGTTTTATTAACTCCATTTTTTATAAATTTTAAAACGGTGAATCAGGGATTCGAACCCTGGGAGGCTTTCACCTCGCTGGTTTTCAAGACCAGTGCCATAAACCACTCGACCAACTCACCCTTTGATGGTTCGAGTGTGATATACCTCAAGGATATAACAGGGACTCGAACTCTATCAATTTTATTTATCGATCACCATCTGCCCGATTTTCGGAAAAATAAACATCAAAAGCTCCTTCTGGGTAACGCTTTAGAAGTTTTTGTACATTATGAGCAACCACATCATCAATAGAAACTCCAAGCGCAATACATGCTTGAGCTACATACCACATAATATCACCCAACTCAATAATAAGATGCTCTCGATTATCACTATTCCAAGGTTTACCTTGGAAAACCATTTTCTTAATGATCTCAAGAAACTCACCACCTTCAGCATTAATACCAACACCAGCAGTGAGAAGTCGTTCAATATTGGCACCTTTAGAATCCAAATCAACAAGGCGCTGAGAAAGAGCAAGAAATTCTTTTGATGCATCAGAAGTTACTTCATCAACAAATTCAACATACTTATCAAAATTAACGTGTTTATCCATATTAAATATTAAAATACAAAGGAAGAAAAATTGTTATTTAGTTTATTATTATCTGATATATTTTCCATTGTTGTCAAAGATTCGTCTTCTTCCGCAACAATAGATCCTTCAGCGTCATCTACATTATACAGCTTCATTTTGGATCTGTCAAGCCCCACAGTAAATCTTTTGTGGAAAGTGGGATCATTATATCGATTCTTAAGTTGTTTAACCATGATGCGACCAGATTGTTCAAGTTCCTCAGTAGCGATAAGAGCAAACATAAAATCAGCAGTAGCGGGAAGACCAAAAGACTCGGAAGTATCGGTAAGATCAACGTCACTATTGCCAAAACCATTCCTAGTAGTTTGAGTAGCAGAAACAACTGGAACGTTATGTTCAACAGCAAGACCCCTAAGTTCTTCAGCAATTGCCTTAACATAAGTATAAGAGTTTACAATGTGTCCCTTATATCTAGACGAAGCACAAATGTTTAAATAATCAATAAAAATTAAATCTGGTTTAAAGCTTTTCTTTAAACTTAATTCATTAAGAAGTCCTTTAAAATGACCAGCATGAGCTGATGCCGTTGGATATTCTTTAATGATAAGTTTACCTTCTGTTTTTCTACCAATCTCATTAACTCTAGAAGTAAAGATAGATTCAGGAATTGAAGTAATATCTTTAATGTTTACATTAAGAAGATTAGCATCGATTCTCTCTGCAATTTTTTCTTCTGCCATTTCCAAAGTAATATATAAAACATTTTTTCCTTGAGAAAGAGCAGAAGCTGCACAATGGCACATAAACAAGGATTTGCCAACTCCAGTTCCAGCCAAAGCAACATTAAGTGTTTTGTTTGGTAAACCGCCTTTTGTAATTAGATTAAATTTTTCCAAATCAAAAGGTATTTTATCTTCTTTTAAATGATAAAATTCATAACGTTCATGTGCATTTTGAATATAATCATGACCTACATGTTCATCGAAAGATACTGCCAGGGCCTCTTGAAGGATACTGGGGATCGCATCTTTTGATATTTTTTGATCGCCTCCATCTGCAATTTTGATTGACTCAAGGAGGGCGAGATAGATTGCTCTGTCTTTACACCACTTTTCTGTGGTGTCGAGAAGCCATTGATATTCAACTTCATTGTTATTGAATTCTTTAATTGTTTTAATTGCATTCTTAAACGTGTCCTCATCTAAATCTTTTCTTGATTGTAAATTTATAACTAAAACTTCTGATGTAGGCATCATTTTATATTTACTAGCAAAGTCCCAAACTTCTTCGTAAATAACTTTTTCGTGTTGATCAGTAAAATAATCTGGTTTAACAAAAGGAACTACTTTGCGATAAAAATCTTCATTACAAATCAAATTTCGTAAAATAGTAAATTCAATCCTCTCCATCATCTGATACTCCATAAAGAAATTCACTCGATGCTTGTTCCTCAAGTTTAGCCATTATTTCATCAGTAAAATATTGTTCAGGATTTTTTAAAATTTCTTTGCCATATACCTTTTTACCATTGACTTCATAACGCCCAGCACTGTTCTTCCATATACCAGCCCTCTCACCTAACTCCAGAAGGCCGTAGTGGCGCTCTAAACCCCTTTCGTCAAAGAATAAACGTGTTTCCACTTTAGATCCCTCACGGGTCAAACGGGACTTTTTCGCCTCACATTTAATAATGTTTCCGACCAAATCGGTTCCATCTTTTTCTTTTTTCTTTCCGAGATAAATGATTGTGCTAGCAGAATACTTAAGACCACTACCACCGCCCATCTCTTTTGTAGGAACGTAAGCGCCAACAACGTCATATGTATGATTAGTAACTAACATGGGAATATTTGCTTTACCAAGTTTTAGTGTTAAAATTCTAAACACTGATTTGGTTAGCTGTGCTTTAGTCATGTCACGAACATTTTTATCATTAGAAGCATCTTCTACTTCTTTGTTCGTAGCAAGCATACCAAGAGAATCAAGCACAAACATGAGGGGCTTACGCTCCTCTTTAGGCTGTTCCATATATTTATCAATGATACGCACAGCCTGAGTACGAAATTCTTCAATAGTATCAATTGGCATAATAATCATTCGCTTGGAATCAATATCACGACTTTCAATCATTTGCTTACTAATAGCAGACTCAGTTTCAAAATATATGACTCCAGCATCAGGGTTGATGTTAAGAAAATTGCGAACAATACTAAGACAAAAGAAAGTCTTTCCAGTTCCGCTTTCTCCCGCCAAGGCAGTAATTTTGTTGGATGGTATACCTCCAAACAACGAACCAGAAACCAGGGCATTGAAAATATAACTACCAGTATCAACAAAAGATTCTACATCTCCAGCTGCAATTCCATCGACAGCAAATGAAGCAAATTCATTTTTACTATCTTTTATTACTTGTTCTAAAAAATTCATTTATATGCTCCTAAAAAAAATTAAGTAGAGATATTTTTCTTTCACTATCCCATCCAATACATTCTAACACATTTTTGAGTGGATCGTAAAACGACTTTTCAAACTGAAGTTTATGGTCCACATACTTTTCCAAATTAAATTCTGGAGGAAGATTTTGAAAAAAAGAAATTACATTTTGTTGGATGGGATTTGGCGTTCGCAAATAAATGAATTTAATTTTTTCTCCTTCTTGAATAATGGGATATTTATGAGCAAGATTAAGCTTTCGTATAAGGTGATTATAAAGTAATGCACCTCTGACTTGAATGGGACATCCCTTTGAAAATATGTCGCTAACACTTTTATATTTTTCCAATCCATTTACACCTCTAGGAAAAGCTATATTCAAATAATCTTGATTTTTAATATCTTCTTTTATTTCATCTATAAAATTTAAAATGTCATCATTTGATTTAGTAATAATAAGTGTATATGCTTCAAGTAATTTATTTCTGAAATAAACAGGAGTAGATGAACGAGCAGTTTCCATACCACAAACTTTCATCTTTGGTTTGGAGTAACGAACACCTTCACTATCCCACACATTAAGAACATACCGTTTTTTTGCAGTCCAGAAACCACGCTCAGCAATGTTCTCCCTTTTCATTTTCATCATCTGATCATAAGCATTTACATACTCCGCCAATTCTTGGTAAGAACTTTCAATATGCTTTTCAAGTTCCAGTGAAGCGACCTTATCAAGGAACGTGACAACGCTTTCAGAAGTTTTTTCTCTTGTGCCGTATATCTTTTCCACAAGCGGTCCAAGATTAAGATACATAGAATCAGTATCAGAAGCAATAACATAATCAACATCCTTTGTTTTTAAAACTTTATTCAAATAAGCATTTGTTTTCTTTTCGATCCAGCGAATAGATAGCTGACCAGAAAGAGTGATTGCCTCAGCAATTTCAAGTTTATAATAGCGGAAGTGCTCGTTACCAATAGCACCATAAGCAGAGTTGAGTTGAATCTTACGTGCCATCTGAATGTTATTACAGCGGGCAATCTCTTTCTTCAACTCAACACTAGGATTCTTCTCATACTCTTGCTTGGCAACAAGCATCTTCTTTTTATAGATGGTGCGTTCTTGATAAATTTTATCCATCAATTTAGGAAGAAATCCCTGAAATTCTGTTGTATAAAAAGTACCATTGGCACATAGAGTTTGCCCAGAAAGATTACTAAGATCTATCTCTTTATTTAAGAGACGATCCACATTAGCACTTGGGTGTTTATGTGGAAGAAGAGTTTCTGGAGACAAATTATATTGCATAATTAAATGAGGATATAGACTGTTAAGGTCAAAACTCACAATCCAATCATACATTCCTGAAATAGGTTCTTTTACATAAGCACCAGCATACTTATTGTGTTTGGTACTATTTTTCTTAGGTGGAATAACAATGTTTTGTTTAGCAAGATAAACATAAATTATATTATCCCACATACGAACTTGAGAATAAACATCCTCATAGTTTACTTTAGCATCATACGCCATTGTAATGGCAAGTTCAATTAATTTCATCTTGTCTTCTAATTGATCAACAAGACGAACATCAATAATGTTATACTTGACAAATTTATCCCAATCTTTTGTGTAAAACTCTTTGAAAGTATCATATTCGGAGTGATCAAGTTTTTTTGCATCAAGTTCTACTGATGCAATGTGATCGAGTCGATATGATTCTTGATTCGTGTAAGTAAATTTTTTATAGAGTTCCAGATAATCAAGGGTAGCAATACCCATAATATCATAAGCAATATTTTTACGTCCTTTGATATAAATTTCTCTAGAAAGAACGATATTCCAAGGTGATATTAATTTTGCATCTTTATCTCCCAATATACGTTCTACTCTTCTAAGAATATATGGAATATCAAACAATTGAATATTCCAACCAGTAATAATGTCTGGATAATTTGAAGACCACCAATACAAAAATGCTCTCAACATTCCAGTTTCAGTATCAAATTGCATGTAATCAACATTCTCATCAGAATTAATATATGGTCGTGATCCAAAAACTGTGATTCTTCCCATTATATTATCTTTGATACTAATCAATAATATTTCTTGATCAGCAGATTCTATATCAGGAAATCCATTTTCAGCTCCAGTTTCAATATCTAACGTAAAAATACGTATTTTAGATACATCGTATTTGATTTCATTATCTGGATATTGTTCAAAAATATATTGATTTAAAAATCTGGTTTGGCCATAAATTTCAAAATCTTCAATATCTTTGTGTTCTTCTATAAAATTTTTGGCGTCTCGTATACTTCCTTGTTTTACTGGTCTGACATATTTACCATCTAGTGTTTTCCAATCAGATTTATTTTTACATGGTAAAAATAATGTTGGGTCAAACAATACTTTTTCACTAAAACTTTTTCCATTTTCATATCCCCTAATAAAAATAAAATTTCCTGATTGTTCAACACTAGTGTAAAATTTCATCAATCCTCAAATTCCTCAATCACATCATTTTCATCAAAAGATTCTTCTTGTTTTTCGTCATAAACTAACGAAATATATTGTTCATAATTAAATTTCTTGGGCTCAGTAATCACAGTGATATCAGATGACCTCACCACAATTTCCCTTTCACTGGCATACAATGGCCAGGGAGCAAAACAATTACCTTCTATTTGATATGGATATTTTAAAATGCAATCAGGATCGCCAAATTCACAATCAGGAATTTCTTGCAATTCTGTTACAATCCAATCACCACCAAATTTAATCAACTTAATCATACTACTTCTGTTTCAGACAATGGAATATCATTTTCTTCTGATTCTTCCAAATTGTTTGTATTATCTTCAGGAGATTCAATATTAACTTTTTCTAGATAAGCTTGTTCTAAATTAACATCACATGAAGCTACTGACAATATAGCATCATATGGCAATTTAAATTCTACATCAGTGGAATATGGACACCACCTAGAAAATTTAACTTGAAGATCTGTTCCAATTTCATTTTGCATTGGAACCTCAACGATAGATAAGGAAAAAGGATTTCGCATCAATAGACAAATTCCTTTTTTATTTTCTCCTTCACCGTCAAATAATTCTTTGAGGTCACAAATAATTTGTTCCCCAGTTTTCAAAATAACAATTGATGTGCTCATAAAAAAACCTCTATATTTTTTACTATTATACCATAAAAAGAAACGGGGGTCAAGGTTGGATTTTGCCAACCAGACCCCAAGCGACGACGATATTTGGGTAGCCCCAAATTTATTTATTTAATGTGTTTTCGTTAGGAAAATTTGAATTGCGATCTTCAGTTAAAAATTGAGGAGTAGATTCGGTATGTCCTCCAATATTATAAAAAATTTTCTTTTGTTCTTCTGGAATTACTTTTTCTAAAGATATAATCAACAACCCATCACTAAATTCAACTGATTTTACTTTAACATCATCTGACAATTGCCAAGTATTTTTGAATGAACGTTTTGATAATCCTTTATGCAAATATGTTCGTTCAATATCTTTTTTTTCAATTTTAGAGGCAACTGTGAGAATGTTTTGTTCAGTAGATACTTCAATTTCATTTGATCTAAATCCTGCAAGAGCAATTTCAATTTTGTAATTAGAATTGTCATGCTTAATTAAATTGTATGGCGGATAGCTAGTATTATGCCCAGACATTTGTTCTAGACGAGTAAATATATCATCAAGTCCAACTGAAAATGGCGAATAAACATCCCAATTATATTTTATTGTGTGCATAGTATTCTCCTTTTTTTAAAGCGAGGTTTTTTATTAAAGACCCATTACGGCGTCTTCAATATTATATATCACAATCAAAAAAATAGTCAATTAGAAATAACCGAATAAAATTATTCGGTTATCAATCAATTCTTTTTCTTCCTATGTTATATTTGCTTTCAAGAATCCATTCTTCTTTTTCTTTGAAGGCTAAAACTTTTATCTGATTTAATGGGGCAACATCTTCTATTTTTGACTCGTCAATTACTGAAATTAATCCCCAATCATAAAGCAATTTAATAATTCTATTTCTACGTTGAACATCATTCAAAGAAAGATTAGTTGCTTTTCCATCCAAAGCAAACAATTCTTTAAAATGTACAATGTAATATCTGCCTTGCTTATGAAGAATATGACAAGATTGATAAATCTTTTTTTCTTTTCTAGATGCAACCCCAATACGTGTCAGTGTTTCTCTAACTTTTAAAAAATCATCTGGCTGAGTAAGAGAAACTTCAACCATATCAGATTGTTTCCATTCAATTTCAATTTCATTAGTCATTAGTTTCCGCCTTTATTTAACAGTTTTTTCATTTGTTTTAGATCATCATTAGAAAGAACATTTAAAGATTCTATAGCTTTTTTATAACTATATCCATAATATTCTTGAACTAACTCAATATTTTCTATAGTTTGTTTTTTGATCCAAGGAGAATATCTTTTCCTAGGTTTCAAACTATTTATATAAAAATCATATTGTAACTTTTTATCTAAATGATAATTTTTATTCATTTCATTTGAATAAAGAATTGTATCAATGTGCAAAGAAAAACATTTATTAATTAAAAAAGGAGGATAATTACTTTCTTGAATCAAGTCTTCATTTAAAATATTTTTTTTAGATTGATTTATAGAATATAAGTAATCTTTTAACTCGTATTTCATATAGCAGTCACGCCCATAATTTTAGCATTTGGATTTCTGGCAATAGCAACTTCTTTTGCCTCTTCATAATTTCTAGCTTCAACTTTTTCCGTAAAAAGTTTGCCAGCAACATAAAGTTTAACTTCACATTTCATGATTAAATACTTCCTTTAATTTTATCTAATATACCCGAAAAAGACTAAGATTGTTGGGCAGAATGGTCAGATTTTAAACTGGCATATGTGGCAGGATTATATTTTAAATATTCCCAAAATATATGTTTCATTTCTCTGTTAGTTACTCCACAATGATTTGCTGCTTCTGGAAGATTCATAGTAGCATTAAAAAGTCCTTCGTTAGCTTCTTTGACATTTTTTGGAGTAGTTTTTACTTTTAATGTCATATCATTTATATAAAAGTTGTTACTATTGCTCTTCTAAATTGATTTGGTTCTTGGGGAGTCCTATGGCAATGGAGTCCAGAAAATAAAATTATATCATCTTCTTTCGGTTGATGAATATGCCATTCTCCATTTTTATAAACTTTAACTTCTCCTCCAGTTACGTTATCCAAATAAATCAATAAATTATTATGAGGAAAATCATGATCAACATGAGGCATTGTATATAATTCATTTTTTACATAATATGTCATATTGACATTTAATCTGTAAATATTATAAAAAGAAATATTATTATAATCTAATATTTCTTTTACACATTTTACAAAATTTTCGGCAAAATAACTAGTTATTTTACTATAAGGAGTTTCATTATTAGGTCTTTCAATAATACAATGAGCAAAAAATGGAGTATTAGAATATTCTTCTTTTGAATCCAATTCATGCAAAAAATCATCTTCATTTGGTGTAGTTTTTTCGGCGTGATGCCAAATCATAGAACCACCAAAAATAAGTTCTTTAGTTTGTTTATATAAATCTGTTTTTGGATTTTCTAATACTATCAAAGGTTTTTCATAAACTATTTGATTATAAGAAGGTAATGTAAATTGATTAGTATCTGGTTTTATTTTTGAAGTTTTTTTTGTTGATTTTTTATCCATAATAATTATTTAAATTGACATGTCATCATAATTTCCGTCAAACAAGCAAGCATATTAATTTCTTGATCCGCAACAAAAGAAATTTGGTACTGATATTTAGCAATAATTAATACAGCTTCTGGTATAGATGTGGATTTTAAATTATCGTATAAAGAATCATATATTTTTCTCAAAACTGTATTTGGATCATTATTGATATTTTCAGCTACCCATTTTTTTACGTTAGTAAATTCTTTATTTTTTAAAGATCTTAAAAGATCATCTAATGTAATATCAGCAACATCCACAAGTATTGCACTAGAGATTTTTCCATTAGATGCAAATCGCTGACATTCATTCAAAAGACGACGCCAATCAGGATAAAATCTTTTTATTAATTTTATGAGAATTTTTTGGTCATAAGAAACAGATTGCTCATCTAAAATTGATTTCAATCGAACAAAAAATTTAGCTTGAAGTTTCTCCTCTTCATCTTTATTAATTTTAAAATCAATAACCGTACATCTAGAATGTAATGGGTCAATGATTTTGTTTGGAAAATTGCAAGTAAAGATGAATCTACAATTACCATGAAATTCCTCAACAGCGGTTCTGAGCGACAACTGCACATCGCTGGTGGTGTTGTCTGCTTCATCGATAATGACGACTTTGTGGGGGGCGCTAGAGGTCAATGAGACAGTTGTGGCAAATTGCCTGACCTTATTTCGAACCGTGTCCAAAAAACGTCCTTCATCAGAACCGTTGATGACAATGTATGACGCTCCAATTTCATCACATATTGCTTTAGCCACTGTTGTTTTTCCCACACCAGCAGAACCACAAAGCAGAAGATTGGGAATCTCTTTCTGTTCAATAAATCCTTTAAACGAGTTTTTAATATTCACTGGAAGAATACAATCCTCAAGAGTGTGAGGACGATATTCTTCTACCCATAAAAATTTTCTATTCATCAAGGTTCAAGAGCAATATAATACGTTAAATCTAAAGAAGAATGTTTCCATTCGGTAATCATTTTACTAGAAATTTTAACATTATAATCACCAGGAAACAATCTAATATTTTCCATTTTCATAAACAATTCATAATGTCCAGTATTATCTCCAGGTATTTCCAAAGAAAATATATTACTAGTTTCGTTCTCTTTATCTACAAGACTAAGAATAACAGTTCCACCAATCGATTCAAATTTTAAATCAGGAATTTGATATACACTATAAGCTTTATGCAAAGCATTAATATTTTCTTGCCTCAAAACAAATTCCATGTCAGCTCCAGGAAATTTAATATTTTTATCTGGAGCAGCTTTTAAAGTAATCTCTGGGTCAGAAAAATAATACTTTGCACTCATTCCTTTTGATTTAATATTAACATATTCGCTATTATTAAATTCTAATGTAGGAACAGTATTGCCATTTGAAAATAAGCTCAACCCAGCAAGAAATTGGTTGAGGTCGTAAATACCAAAAGTAATGGGAAAATTTTCTTCACAAGTATATTGTGCAACAGCATTTTCACCAACACTAATAGTTTTTAAAACATTACCTTCTCTAATAAGAATAGAACTATTAATGGTACAAAAATTTTTTAACACCGCCATGGTGTTTTGCGAAATAGTAATTTGACTCATTTGAACTCCGAAAGACCGTTTTGAGTGCGAGTATAATGCTTATCAAAGTGAAGAAGAAGCATAGCGTAATGAATTACTTTTAGTAAATCACGCTTGTTCAAACCATCTTTATCACCATAACGACTACCATACTTAAGAATGTTTGCTTGACAAAAAGCAGAAGCAAGTTTTTTTGCTGCCATCAAATCAATTGTTTGAATATCATCATAACCCTCTTCATCCCCACAGTAATGACCGTGATAAGTGCTAATAATATATTCTTCAATATCTTTGAAAATTTTATCTTCATTGTATTTCCACTGCATTTTATTCCTCCATAACATACTGTAAGTCATCATGATAGCATTCTTTTAATGTTCCGTCAAGTGCCTTAACAAATAGTTTTGTTTTATGACCACCCAAAATCTTGACGGAACTGCCGTCCCGAAGGACGGCAATGTTACCTACGTAACCGTGAAATTCAGGACGGGAGTTCTTCATTAGTTTCTTCCTTAGTTTCTTCTGCGACACTAGCATCAATCTTGTCGTACAGCTCCATGAAGCTAGATTTGGTTTCGTCATCAAAACGATTCACACAAACTTGAATCGCTTTCATACGTTTGCCAAAGATACTATAAGCACGAATAATATGAGTCAACCGACGAGTAGAAATAACTTCATCAACACCACCATCTTTAAAAGTTTTGCGAATGATATCTGCCCAAGAGGCAAGCTTTTCACAAAATTCAATATCTTCGCAATTGAATTTTTTAGAAAGTTTTTCAAGAATTTTTTGTTCTGTTTTGGCAGTAGGGTAATCTTGTTCGAAAGTAAGAGCAAATCGCTCAAGGAATGCTTCATTTAGAACGTTAGTACCAATAAAACGCCCATCATCAGAACCTTTACCTTTGGTATTTGCAGTTGCAATAATCGTAAATCCAGAAGCTGGTTGTACGTATCGACCAGTTTTTTTAAGGAATACACCTTTACCTTCGAGAATAGATTGAAGACACATAATCTTATTGGAAGCAAGGTCAATCTCATCAAGAAGCAAAACAGCTCCACGTTCCAATGCTTCAATCACAGGACCATTATGCCAAACAGTTTCTCCATTTACCAAACGGAAACCACCAATCAAATCATCTTCATCAGTTTCGATGGTGATGTTAACACGAATCAACTCACGCTTCAGTTGAGCACAAGCTTG